TTGATATTACCAAAGGAGTTAATAACGATTTCAGCCGCGAGGCTGGCAGGCAAGAAGAGTTTGAAGGTCGTCCTGTTACGCCTTACAGCTCTGTGACTTTTTCTTTTGTCATAACAGATGTTGGCACTGAATACACAGAGCAGTTACAGCGTGGTGAACGTGCATTTGAGGAAGCCTCACAAGTTGCAGACTGCAGCCATTACACCGAACTTACAAAGTCGAACGATTCAGGCCCTGAGCATGAAGTGGTTTATGTCAATGAATACATCCACAATGAAAGTTTGGCGCAGTACAACGGCATGTCCACGATTGGATTTACCGTCAAATCAACTGGTGAAGTTTCAGACATTAGTCAGCTAAGGCTTTGGGCAGCAACTGGGATCCCCGTTACTCGTTTAATTGAAGGCGACAACGCTCCAAGCAACCTGTTTGCTGATCTTGTTTTTTATCTGCTGTCGAACAAGACTCAAGGCGTTGGCAATGTTGTGCCCAGCGAGTTAATTGATGAAGATTCGCTCAGGACTACTGCACGTTTCTTGCGTGCCAATCGTATTTTTTACGATGGCGTCCTTGAAGACAGCGAAAGCTTCCGCAGTTTCTTGTATGACAATGCAGCGTTGCAGCTGTGCAACTTCACGATCAAGAATGGTCGTTTTGGAATGCAGCCTGCATTGCCATTTGACTCAAGCCACAAAATCAGCTTAGAGCCGGTTCAAGTCGAGCAAATCTTTACCGCAGGCAACATCATCGAGGATTCATTGCAACTGCAGTACATCGATATCTCGCAGCGTTCAAATATTCAAGCGGTTGTGACCTGGCGTGTGACTGTGCAGAACGACCTGCCGTATCAGGCAACCGCTTTGATGCACTGGTCAGACCTACCGATTAATGAGAGAGCAGCTACTAAGCAAGCGTTTGATCTCAGCGAGTTTTGCACAAACCGCGAACAGGCTTTGAAGACTGCAAGGTTCCTGCTGAGCACTCGTCGCAGGATTACCAAAACAGTCAGCTTCAAAACCGTACCTGATGCTTTAGGTGTTCAGCCTGGTTCGTATATCCGGGTGATTACAGAAGCCAGCACCTACAACTCCACAGCAAATGGATCGATCACAGATGCAGGAACGCTGGTCAGCATTACCAGCATTGCTGATGGAACGTACAACGCCTTGATCTACAAGCCGAGCACGTCAGAAGTAATTGAGACTGACCTGACGATTGCAAGCAATCAAGTCAGCGATTCATCGTTCCATGGGTCATTGTTCACGTTGCTTGGCGCTGACACGGACTACAGCGTTTATCAAATTGAGTCGTTGAATCTTGAAGAGGATGGCTTGGTGTCCATTAGTGCGGTCGAAGTGCCCACGGATGCGTCTGGCGTTAGCATCGTTGCTAAGGACGTTTTGACGCCGGGCAACTTTACGGTGTTTGAGTGATGGCTTTTCCGTCGTTGACGCCAACAGGCCGTCAGTTCACACCAGGGAACTTCCCCAGCAAGACCTATAACTCACAATCTGGGGCAGAGGTGCGGATCCTGTATGGATCACGGCGTGTCAACGCCAAACTGAGCCTGTCCTACGCAAACGTGACTGATGCTAATGCTGAGTCATTCCTAGACGATTACAGCGACCAGCTGGGCACGTTTCGCACATTCACCTTGCCATCAGCTGTGTTTGAGGGCTGGTCTGGAACGGCATCAACCTTAGATGCCCCAGCAGGCACGAAATGGCGTTATGAGGCTGAACCTCAAGTGCAGGCAGTGCGTCCAGGTATTAGCAGCGTTACAGTGTCATTACGAGCGGTGGCGTAATGGCAAAGGTTTACACCGGCAGAGATGGCGTAATGCAGCTGTCTGGCACGACCCTCGCCAAGGTTGTGAGTTTTCAGCTGCAGGCAAATCTAGAAACTCTCGAAACCACTACGCTCAACGAAAATATTCGTAGTTACACCCCAGGAATTTCTGGGTATAGCGGCAGCGCAACGTTGCTGTATTACAAAGATGACAGCAACAACATCAATACGACTGACCTGCTCAACAAGCTCTACAAGACCGGCACAACAGGGGTTAGCAGTTCTGACACTGTCGAGCTGACATTTCGTTGGGTGGACGGTGCAGATAACAACGACATTAAGCTGACGGCTTATATCACTAGTGCCAGCATTGGCGCTGCGACTGGTGACATCGTAAGAGCAGAGGTCAGCTTCCAAGGCACTGGGGCTCTCTCTACGGTGACAATCTCATGAGTGTTTATCTAGGCACTTTTGGCGAGGTTGAACTCAAGCGTGAGTTTGATGGAAGCGACTTGCAGTCGACGATCAACCCGTCAGATGTAAACGCAACGAAAAAGCGTTTTAGCTTCGACTTTGACCATGGTCAGCTTCTTACTGGTGATCAAGTTGAAATCACCAGCACTGATGGTTCTGCCCTTGATTTCATTGACAGCTACACCAAGACGAGTGTCAAAAAATTTATCTACGTCGACGAGCTAGACGGCATTCGCCTGTACGACAGTTTTGCTCATGCAGTGGTCGGAGGGACGACCAATGCAACCGCTTTGGCCACACCTGGGAATAATATCCCCATCAAGGTTGTCGTCCAGAACAGTGATTATCGAGTCCTTGGTCGGGTTCAAAGCTATGAGCTAAACACTCAACGTGAGACTGTTGATGTCACAACACTGTCAGATGAGTTCCGTAATCGCATCGGAACTTTGATGTCCGGCTCTGGCCGAATGGCATGCGAGTGGGAATACACCGGAGACACTTCCAAAGAGCTGCCTAACTACCTCCTTGAGCTTGTGCTCCGCACAAAAGTAGGCAGCACTTTTAAAGGGCGTTTTTACATCAAGACCTCTGGCTACAACCCTGCTAATCACTCAGACGCGAACAACGACGCAGTTTGGTATGAGGTGAGTGGTGTGTTGACTGCTTGCGCTGTGCAGTTCACACCAAATCAAATGGTGCAGATCACTGCAGACTTCATCACTACAAGCAAGATCGAGATCCGCATGGATCTTGAAGTGCAAGGCAAGCTGCTTCAGGAAAATACTGACGAGATTCTGCTCGAACAGGGCACAACTGACGCGGTCTTGCTGGAATCGACCTAATCCCAGCTCTATGATGAACCCATCGTGGTTCATGCGTAGGGTTTCATGGCTGACCTTAAGATCAGTGCCCTTAACAGCCTTGCGGGGGCTGATCTGGTTGCCGCAGACGTGGTTGCTGTTGTTGACGACAGCGCGAGTGAAACTAAGAAGCTGACAGTCAGTGATCTGATTGCAAACGGAGTCACGCTGATTTCAAACAGCACGATTCCAAGTGCAAAGATCCTGTTCTCAGCGGGGAGCGTTGCTACAGCTTCTGTTGCTGACGCTGGCATCACTACAGCCAAGGTGGCTGATTCGGCGATCACCGCAGCCAAATTGGCTGATAACTCCAGCGTGACGCTGGTTTCTACGTTGCCTGGTTCAGGCTACTTTACGGGACAGGTCGCACTGGATACGGACGATTCAAAAATCTATGTGTGGTCGGGGTCAGCTTGGACAAGCGTTAAAGGCGCCGGCTCGATCAACGTTGTCAACGGCAGCACCAGCGGCATCGTCAATATCACCACGTCCACCAGTGGTGACACAGTTACCGTCAGCACGACGCTGGACGATACATCATCAGCTGCGCAGTTCCTTGCTGGCCCGACTGGATCTGGTGGCACGGTTGGCTATAGGGCGATCATTGGAACGGATCTGCCGACTGCAAGCAGTTCTGCCAAGGGTGGCGTCATTGTCAATGGCAATGGCCTCGCGATGTCTGGTGACACGATCACTGTCAACAACAGTGTCACTGCAGAAACAAGCGAGAACCACATTGTTCAATATGACGCCAATGGTCTGATCACTAGCGGTCGAGCGATTGTTGCAGGCGATGTTCCAGTAGCAACGTCTTCTGCAACTGGTGCAGTCAAGCCTGGCTCAGGTCTTGAGGTTACGGCTGCAGGTGCGATTAACCACTCCAACAGTGTGAGCGGTGCAACTGCTGCCAAGGTCACATTCGACGCGCAGGGTCACGTCACAGCAAGTGAGGCGTTGGTTGCTAGCGATATTCCTGATCTTGACGCCAGCAAAATTACAACCGGAACTCTGCCCACTGCCCGCTTAGCAAACGATGCGGTCACAGCAGACAAACTTGGCGATAAATCAACGACCACGATTGCTGAAGCTACCCCGGCAGGTGGTTCATTTATTGGACAAGGTCACCTCAATAGTATTTCGGGCGACTTCCTGATTTGGGACGGAAACGTTTGGCAGCCGATTGGTGTCAGTGTTGGTGAGATCGTTCTTGCTGGCACTTATAACGCCACTACCAACTTGATGGCGACCGTTACCTCTGAAGGCACGGCGTTGAGCTTTGTGGTGGGATCGGCCTTACCGGCAGCCTCAA